CTCAGCATCCACAGACGTGCTGGTAAGTCCGTGCTTTGCATAAATGAACTAATTAAAAGGGCGTTAACTAACGAACAATGGAATCCACGGTACGCATACATCGGACCGACATACAAACAAACTAAGTCAATTATATTTGACTACTTAAAATATTATGCTGGTGTCATACCTGGATCAAAGTTTAATGAACAAGAACTTAGTTGCACTCTGCCTAATGGAGCAAAGATCTCCCTCTTAGGTTCTGAAAATCCTGATAGCCTTCGTGGTAATTACTACGATGGTATTATCTGTGATGAATATGCTCAGATCAATCCACGATTGTTTCCTGAGATTATTCGTCCAGCTCTGTCAGACCGTAAAGGTTTTTGTTATTTTGTGGGTACGCCTCAAGGCATGTCCAATGATTTTTATACCAAGTACCAGTACGGCTTAAAAGATAAGACTTGGTACACTAAGGTTGCCAAGGCATCAGAAACAGGCATTGTTGATGCAGAAGAACTAGAAGCAGCTCTAGAGTTAATGGGCAAGAATAAGTATCGACAAGAGTTTGAATGTGATTGGGTAGCAGCTTTAGAGGGTGCTATTTATGGAGACATCATAGAAAAAATTGAAAACAAAGGTCAGGTTGGTCGAGTGCCGTATGATGCCACCTATCCAGTTAATACTGCATGGGATATTGGGATCTCGGATAAGACCGTAATTATATTTTTTCAGCAAGTAGGTCGAGCTGTACAGATAATAGATTATTATGAAAACAGTAATGAGGGTCTACCCCATTACATTAATGTTATTAACAACAAAGATTACGTTTATAAAAACCATTATGGACCACACGATCTAGAACAACGTGAGTTTACTAACGGTAAGTCTAGGCGTGAAATAGCTTACGAGTTAGGTCTACGTTTTAAGATTGCACCTAAACTTAGTATTGAGGATGGTATTCATTATACGCAACTCTTGCTTAACCGTTGTTGGATAGACGTTGATGGTTGTAAGAAATTAATAGATGCCTTGCGGAACTACCACCGTAAGTTTAATGACACCTTGCAAATATTTAATATGAAACCAGTCCATGACTGGTCAAGTCATGCATCTGATGCGTTACGTTGCTTGTCTGTAGGCTTGGAAGAATTACGAGATGATAAAAAAATAACTCAGCAAACTGCTGATAACAACTACAACCCACTAGGATTACAATGAGTAGATTATTAAAACCCAAAATTAACATGCCAACTCCCCCTAAACAAAAAGTAGCTATGACTCCTATAGGTAGTGTTGCTGGTGATGTTGAAGAACTTGAAGCACCGAAAAAAGGTAAGAAGGCTACCATACTTACTTCCAACAGTGGTTTAATTAATGACCCAGAAGCAACTTATAACCCCTCACTGTTAGGATAACACTATGGCAAAACTAGGACTATATGCAAACATCCATGCAAAACGTAAACGTATTGCAGCTGGATCAGGTGAGAAAATGCGTAAAGTAGGCTCACCAGGATCACCAACTGCTAAAAACTTTACTCAATCGGCTAAGACAGCCAAGAAAACATTATTAGGATAACAACATGACTGAACCATTACAAGGCAAACAAAAAAAACTTGATGCAAATAAAAACAACAAAATAGATGCTGGAGACTTTGCACTATTAAGAAAAAAACCAAAAGTAAAACCAAAAACTTTATTAGGTTAAAGAAAGGAAATAAAATGATTAAAAAGAAAAAGAAAAAACCTTACGGTAAATAAACATGGCTAAAGAGTTAAACAAACAACAAGTTAAAACTTTAAAAAAACATTCTGTACATCACACAAAAAAACACATGTCGTTGATGGAGAAATCAATGCTTGAAGGCAATACCTTTACAAAAGCACATAAGGCAGCACAAAAAAAAATAGGCACCTAACATGGCGTTAAAGAAACACCAAAGCCCATCAGGCGGTCTTAATGATGCTGGTCGAAAACATTTTGGAGTTAAAGCTCCAGTCAGCACAGGCACGAATCCTAGACGAGTATCTTTTGCTGCACGTTTTGCTGGCATGCAAGGACCAATGAAAAACCCAGACGGTAGCCCAACACGGAAAGCCCTAGCTTTAAAAAAATGGGGTTTTGGAAGTGTGGCTGCTGCTAGAACTTTTGCTAACAATAATAAAAAAACTTAAACAAGGAAAAACTATGAGTGCAATATTAAAACCAAAAATACCAGCTCCAGTAGCTATGACTCCAATGGGTGTACAAACTACAACTACACAAGACATAGCTCAAGATGTACAAAAAGCTAAAAAGAAAAAGAAGCCAGGACAATCTTCATTGATTGAAACTACTTCAGCTGGATTAGGCGGAGATGCCCCTACCTACCAATCAACACTATTAAGCTAAATGAAAAATAAAAATGCAGAAATGCTAGTAAGTCGTTTTTCGACATTACGCACTAATCGTTCTACTTGGGAAAGCCATTGGCAAGAAATAGCTGATTACATGTTGCCCCGTAAAGCTGACATAACTACCCAACGAACTCGTGGTGATAAAAGAAACGAAGTAATCTTTGATGGCACAGCAATACATGCACTAGAATTATTAAGCTCTAGTCTACACGGTATGTTAACTAATTCTGCTACCCCATGGTTTACTCTAGCTTATAAAGATGCAGCTTTATCAGAAGATGACGAAGCTAGGGAATGGTTAGATTCAGTAACTCAAGACATGTATGTAGCTTTTAATCGTTCTAACTTTCAACAAGAAATACAAGAGCTGTATCAAGATTTAATTTCTTTTGGTACTTCAGCTATGTTTGTATCAGCAGACGAAAAAAACTTAATTAGATTTAATACTCGACACATCAAAGAAATATACATTGCAGAAAATGAAAAAGGACAAGTTGATACAGTGTTTAGACATTTTTCAATAAGTGCTAGAGCTGCGGTTAATTTATTTGGTGAAGATAATGTGGGTCCAGGTATTTTAAATAAATTTAAAAAAAACATAGATGCCGATGTGAGTTTATTGCATGTCGTAATGCCACGAGATACTTATGATGCTTCAAAAGAAGATGCTGCTAACATGCCATTTAAGTCATGTTATTTAGATCCTGATGATGTTCACATGATTAATGAATCAGGTTTCCGTGAGTTTCCATACGTTGTACCAAGATATTTAAAAGCTAGTTATGAAATTTATGGTCGTTCACCATCTATGAACGCATTGCCTGATGTTAAAATGCTGAACAAAATGTCAGAGGTAGCAATTAAAGCTGGACAAAAACAAATTGATCCACCGTTAATGGTTCCAGATGATGGCTTTATGTTGCCGATTAGAACTGTACCAGGTGGTTTAAACTTTTATCGAGCTGGTAGCCGAGATCGAATTGAACCATTAAACATTGGAGCTAACAACCCAATAACAGTTAACATGATTCAAGATCGACAGTTGGCGGTACAAAAAACTTTTTATGTCGATCAATTACTGATGGCACAAGGTGGCAACATGACAGCAACAGAAGTGTTGCAACGTAATGAAGAAAAAATGAGATTGCTTGGACCAGTATTAGGTCGACTGCAATCAGAACTATTGCAACCGTTAATTGAACGAGTATTTAATATTTTAGAACGACAAGGCGTATTCAGACCAGCTCCAGAAATATTAATGGAACAGACTATTGATATTGAGTATGTAAGCCCATTGGCTAAAGCTCAAAAATCAGGGGACTTAAATTCAGTAATGCGTGGTATAGAAATTTTTGGATCAATGTCACAATTTGCACCAGTTTTGGATTACTTAGATGCCGATGGCTTAGTTAAGTATGTTCAAAAAATGTTAGGCTTACCAGCTGCTATTATAAAATCAGATCAAGAAGTGGCTCAAGTAAGACAACAAAGACAACAACAAGAACAGGCGGCTATGGAAGATCAAGCTATAGCTGAAGCAGCTCAATCAGCTGGAGCTGCTGCACCAATGATTAAAGCAGTTGAATAATAACCAAGGAGAAAACTATGGCTGATGAGCAACAAAATCAGGACCAACAAGAAAATCAAGAAAGACTAAATGAGTTAGTAAAAGATTATAAACTAACTTTTGAAAGTAAGTCAGGTGAAAAAGTATTGCAAGACTTACAAAGACGCTGCCATTTACTCACGACCACTAATGTTAAAGGGGATTCACATGAATCAGCTTTTATGGAAGGTCAACGAGCAGCAATATTATTTATAACTAATATGTTAAATAGGAAAATATAATGGAACTTTTAGAATTATTAAAAAAAGTACGAGAACTATGGATGGCATTAAAAGCTAAATGGAAAACCATAACTATAGTTATTGCATTAATCTTAATTTATTTAATCATAACATAAGGAGACAACTATGTCAGAAGATCAGGTAACGGAAGTCGAACAGCAAAGTCAACCGTCTGAAACTACTGCAACTATAGAACCAACTGCTACTACTGAAGCTAGTTGGAGAGATGCATTACCAGACGATTTAAAAACCAACGAGTCACTAGGAAAATTTAGTGATATTTCAACTCTAGCTAAAAGCTACATCAATGCTGAACAGATGATTGGCAAAGACAAGATGGTAGTGCCAGGGGCAAATACT